TTTACTTTCATATCTCTCTATAAACAATCAATTACAACGGAACGATACTTCTGCTCATACTCACTTTTACAGAAAATTTTACAATCTAAAGTGGGTAAACAATTTAATACCTATTTCTAAACATATCCAATCTATCAGAGAAACAAGAGATGAATTCCTACAGTATTACGATGTGGAAGGGGGAATCACCGCAGGTGTGAAGAAATTTGACAATTTCTATATCAAGCCGTTACACAAAGTAGAACAAAGTGGAATTTGGACAGAGGGGGGAATGGAGTGGACTCAATATCATCCTTTTACTCTAACATCTCGACCTTCAAATACATTTTCGGGTATCAACTATGCTGCTCTTAACAAAGAAGATGGAAGTAGGGATAGATTTGTTAGTAGGTTCGAAGGGGGTAAATTAGTTCAATTCGATTACGATGGGTATCACCCACGTATTATTTCTAAAATGGTAGGAGAACCTATTCCAATGGATATTTCTGCTCACCAAGCCTTAGCGGATATGTATGGGGTATCTTATGAAGAATCAAAAGGAATCACATTCCGTCAATTATATGGTGGGGTTCAACCTCAATACCTACACATACCTCTTTTCAAAAAAGTATCTCACCAAATTGATTTACTTTGGATGGAATTTAATCGTAAAGGATATATAACTACACCAATGGGTAGAAAATTAGATAAAAAGAATCTAATGGATATGAATTCTAATAAACTATTCAATTATCTACTACAAGCAACCGAAACAGAATTGAATATGAAAATACTTTCAAAAGTAATGGACTTCTTAGAGGGTATGGAATCAAAAATGGTGTTATATACATATGACTCATATTTATTAGATATACATCCTAATGAAATTAATGTATTAAAAGATTTAAAGATACTTATAGAAGGGAATGGTTTCCCTACAAAGGTAGAGTGGGGAGATAGATATTCTCAACTTTCGCATATAGATATTTAAGGTAGATTAGATATGAAAAAATTATTGAGTGAAATAATCACAGCTTGGTGGTCTGAAGTAGATACAAAATTGGTTAATCCAAAATCTGAAGAAGCTATCAAAGGTTTAAAATTAGTTTTAAGAGAAGATTTCGGATTTGATTCAGATGTTATTGATTATGTTGTAGAAATGGTTAGAAGTACACCTACAAATTTTGATTTAGGTGGTAAAACTTCAGGTATTGATGTAGGTAAAAATCAAACTGCGGTTTCTGCACAATTACATCCTGTTTGGGATGATGATGAAGAAGAAGATGATGAAGATGATGTTTACAATAACAATGATGGTGAATTATCAGAATGGGATGTAACTCTTTTAGATGGGTTAGATGAGTTAAATGAAGATACTTGGGTTAAACACAAACAATCAGGTAATGTTTATCAAGTTAAGAATCCAAATCCAGAAATACATACAGAACCATCTCCTGATGAAATATCTAATGCAGAAAAAAGTGGTGAAACAAAACCAAAAGATGGTGATGAAGCGAGTGGTGAGGAAGAAACACAACAGCAACAACCTGATAATGGTAAACCAGAGTTTTCAGATTCAGATAAAGTTGATATGATGACTCAGCTTGAAAAAGATAAGAAAAAAGAAAAAGATGATTCTAAATCTACTTCACCAAAAATAACAGATAAGGTTTATGGGACTGCAGGAGAAGGTGATACTGATGTTAAAAATGATATGTTTAAGTATGGGTTCTCAGGTTACCAAAAAGGTACTGGTAAAAGACCAGCTCCAGGTTCAGCCGGCTCTGCTTTCAATGAGATAGCATCAGGTGAGGGTGTTCATATGTTGAATGAAAATCCTAATATGAGTGAGGAAGATTTAGCTCGTAAAATGTATGAACAATATTCAGATACTGCGTTGGGTAAAGAGCAAAGCGCTTCATCTGGCGTTGGTTCAATTCCAAAAGATATCGAAAATAAAAATCTTTATTCAAAATGCGTTATAGCAGCACGTTCAGCTAAAACAAAATTTAATACTACTCAAAACAGAGTAAAATCACTACAAGATTCTGGTAAATTTGGTAAGATTGATAAAATAGATACATATTATGGTGCTGCTGAATCAATTCAAGCCCAAGTAGATGCTATAAATGATTCTAATAGGGTATTACTTCCAAACGGAACAGAGGTTGGTAAGGAAGATGCAGTTGAGTTTGTTAAAGCAGGTGGTGGTGGGATGAACCCATCTGATACCGCTACATTCGTTAAAGATGGGGATGGTAATCTTTTAATTCAATTCCATTCTGATAAAACATCAACTGCTGATATCCAAGATAATTCTACATTAGCACAGGAAGGTGAGAATTATAAATCAACTATTGATAAGATTGATGGATTATCAGCTATAGAAAAGGAAAACGCAAAAAAGATAGTTGATAAATATTCTTTAAAAATATCAAATATTGAAGAGAACTACAATAATCAAACTTCTAAGATTGCAACCCGATTATCAGAACTACCAATAAAAGACCAAATATCAATAATAGAAAATGATAAAGGTACTCTTAAAAAGAACATTGAAGTTGCAATTTTTGGTAAAGATGGTAAACCAAAATCACAATTTAAAGATTACTTACCTCAAGATGCCACTACAGATTCATTATCTATGGAAGAAAAATACGATGCTGTTCGTAAATTAGTGGTTGATGGTAATGGTAAATCTAATGAAATTAAAGTCATAACTAAAGTAGGACTTGCATTACAATCAAAAGACCCATCAATAAAGGGTATTGATGTTAAAGAGCTTATTTCATCTGAGAGAGAACAAGTGGTAAATCTCCAAAGGGAAAGAGTTAAAGAGTTGAATTCACAAACTGTAGATGTAGAAGGTGTAGATGTTCCACTTGGTAGATTGATGGAAGCTGAAGAAACTATTAGAGGGTTTCACCTTACTTTGATGGATTATCCACCTAAAGATTATAAAGATGGTGAACCATCATCAATGGTTGGTGCATCTTTAGATGTAAATATGGGTGGTACTCAAGTCAATGGTGATGTTTTAAGAAGTTGTATGGGTGTTGCTAGTAGTACGGAATTCAAACAAAAGTTTAGATTGAATGAAGTAGATGAGATTGTAAAAGATAAAGAGGGTAATGTTACCGGTAAAACTGTATTTGTATATGCTGTTGATTCGGAAGGAAAGCAAACAGAGATTGGTAAGAAGACATATCGTTCTAAAGCAGGTGCAACTGGTAAAACAAACAACACATTCACATATAGTTCAGATATGCAGAAGTGTTTTAAATCTAAGTAGGAGAGAATGAGTGAGAACGCAACTATTATGTACTTTCACCGATGAGGGGAAGTTTGATAAAATACTATATACTATAAGAGAATCATATGAACTATTCAGTAGAAAAATATTCATACTTAAATTAGAACCATCCAAAGAGTTGGTGATAAGTTACAATATTATTCCAAATTCAAATATGGAATTTCTACCAAATACAATTATGACTCATAGAAAAAAAGAAACAAACACATTATACACTATTAACGCATTGAATCGTTTGATTGAATCTTTAAATGGTGGTAGATTGGATAAATCATATCAGATTGAATGGGGGGATTATCGTAATTCAATGATTCTAACTGATGGTGATGGTTTCAAAATTATGAAAACCAATCTATTCAGAATAATTGATGTTAATTAAAAAAATTTGATATTTATACTTGGAAGTTTAAAAAAACTTTCGTATATTTGTAACCAAATCAACACTTGGGTTTAAATTTGTGTTGAGAATAAAAACTGAAATATAGCTTGGATTATTGAAAAATAATTCGTATATTTGTATAAATAAATGTTTAATTAATTAAAAATTGGAGTAATTATGGCAATCGATTTGAATGCAATCCGAAACAGACTTGACAGTCTACAAACAAAGGTAACTAAAACAGATAACCTTTGGAAGCCAAAACCTGGCAAACAACAAGTAAGAATAGTTCCTTACGTTCACAATCCATCAAACCCTTTTATTGAATTGTTTTTCCACTATGGATTTGGTGGTAAGACAATACTTTCACCACAAACACATGGTGAGGCAGACCCATTAGTGGAATTTGCTGACCAATTGAAAGCGACTGGTGATAGAAATGATTGGAATCTATCAAAAGAGTTAACACCAAAGATGAGAACCTATGTACCTGTATTGGTAAGAGGTGAAGAATCAGAGGGAGTTAAGTTTTGGGGATTTGGTAAAACTGTGTATCAAGAACTTCTTGCTTTCTTTGCTGACCCAGATTATGGTGATTTAACTGACCCAACAAGTGGTAGAGATATTACTGTTGAGTTCAAAACCGCAAAAGAGTTGGGTAAGAATTATCCTGAAACTTACATCAGAGTAAAACCTAACCAAACACCAATTACAGAAGATAAGAATGTATTACCATTGTTGAAAGACCAAATTGAGTTACCTTCAATGTTCAAAAAGTATTCTTATGATGAGATGAAAGCTCTATTGGAAAAATGGATGGAAACTGGTCAAGTTGAAGAATCTAATGAAGAAGAGGAATCTCAACCTACACCATCAACTGAATCACCATTCAAAGATGAGGCACCACAAACCTCAAACGTATCAAATGTAAAAGATGCATTTGATGATTTATTCAATAACTAAAAATAAGGTATATGGCAACAAACAGAGATGAATTATCTTCACTTCTCGCCGATAACCTTAATAAGAAGTTCAAAGGACAATCAAAAGTCGCATATTTCTTAGATGGCTCAGAACAGACACCCACCGATTTAACAGAGTGGGTGTCTACTGGGGATGATATGTTAGATTTAGCGATTTCAAACCGACCAAACGGTGGGTTTCCTGTTGGAAGAATTGTTGAAGTTACAGGTTTAGAAGCAAGTGGAAAATCACTCCTATCAGCACATACATTAGCAAACACTCAAAAGAAGGGTGGATTGGCAGTGTATATTGATACGGAGAACGCAATCAATCAGGAGTTCTTAGAAGCATTAGGTGTTGATACTGCAAAGTTACTTTATGTACCTTTAGAATCAGTAGAAGATATCTTTGATGCGATGGATTCAATTATTGAATCTGTTAGAAAATCAGATAAAAATAAGTTGGTAACTATAGTAGTAGATTCTGTAGCAGCAGCAACTACTAAAGTAGAATTAGCAGCTGATTATGACCAAGCAGGTTATGCTACCCAAAAAGCAATCATTATCTCAAAAGCAATGAGAAAGATTACTAATATGATTGGTAGAGAGAGAATTTTGGTTGTATTTACAAATCAACTTAGAATTAGAATGGGAGTATCCTTTGGTGACCCTTACACTACATCAGGTGGTAAAGCATTAGGTTTCCACGCATCTTGTAGATTGAGAATGAAACAAATGGGTAAACTTAATTCTAAAGTGGGTGGAGTTGACCAAACCGTTGGTATCAAAACCAGAGTTCAAGTTATCAAAAATAGAATGGGACCACCACTTAGAGCAGTTGATTTTGAAATTTACTTTGATAGAGGTATCGATAGATATGGTTCGTGGTTAAACACTATGAAAACATATAAGTTGGTGACTGTAAGTGGTGCATGGTACACTTGGGTTGATGAATCTACAGGTGAAGAAGTAAAATTTCAAGCAAAAGGGTTTGCCGATATATTGGAAGAACGACCTGAAATAAAGGAACAAATGTATAAACAAATCTGTGATGCGTATATTTTAGGATATAAAGAAGCATCCGAATCAGCAAACACAGATACAACCGAATTTGATGACACAATCGATGACTAATTACAAAGAAATGTTAAA